TTGCTTAAAAGAAATCGAAAAGTAGATGTCGCCAGGATTTCCTGCTCGCTCAACTTCGTACGAAAAATCGCGAATAGTTACGAGATAGTTGATCTTCGTTCCGGTTACGATAAGGCGAATCGGTAGTTTTGAGTCGCGCCACTTTTCGATGATAGCTACGTAAGTATATGGCGCTTTAAACCCTTTGTACGAACAGTAAACCGGATTGTATCTCGCAGGAAAAAATGTTTCAAACGAAAACTCCTTTAAGCCGCGGTCGCCGAAAATAGTTGCTTCGCCGAAGTTCGCGATAGTTACATCGTTGTATTCGAACGGAGACGAAACTGTAATCGTCGCAGGATTAACTGGCAGACGTACACGCTCCGTATTTCGTTCATTTGTTAACCAAAATTCGATCGCCATTATGCGCCTGCCTCCCCTGCTAAATAGATTCTACGTGCTAGCTTACTTGCGATTTTATCTAAATCGGCTTCTTCGCGAACAGTCATTCCGCCCATGTTAATGATTACGTTTTGGCCGCTACCTTTCGCGAACTGGCGGTTTTCCTTCTTCGTTAGGACACGTTCGCCCTGGTGAAGTCGATACATCATGCCGTTACGTGGTACGTAAGATTCACCGTGGTAAGACGATTTATCTTTCTTCGATGGTCCCATTCCGGCTTTCGTGCTCGCCATGCTTGGCATTTTGAAATTCGGCATTTTGAACGAAGATACTGCGCTTGTGAATGCGTGGAATCTACCTTTAACTTTATCGATTACATTACCGATTGCGTTAAATGCGGCGGTACCTTTCGCTTTGATCGTATCCCAGTTTTTATATACAGACACTCCGGCTGCAACGATTGCGCCAAACGGTCCTAACATTGCAAGTACAGCGATTTTTAAGCTGCCCATTTTATTCCATAAAGCAATGGTTTTAGCTTTAATCGTATCAAAGTTTCGATATAGAACTACGCCGATCGCCACTAATGCTGCGATTGCTGCGATTACTAGTCCTACAGGGTTAGCGAATAACGCCACGTTGAATCCGAGTTGTGCTGCCGTGGCTAATAACGTTCCTGCTCGGTATGCTGCTAATAATGTATTAATCGTTTGAATGATCGTTAAAGCCGCCATTGCACTTCGGAATGTCACTACTGCTGTTGTAACTCCGATAATCGTTTCCTTAATTACGGGCCAGTTTTCAATTACGAATTTAGCAAACTTAGATGCAACGTCGTACGCTATTTGAAAAGCGCCTTTAATCGTATCTGAGAAGGATTGGATTTGTTCCGGTTTAAGATTTCCGATAAAGTTTGCCATGTTAAGCGCTGCTTCTTTAATCAACGGCATTAACGGAGTAAGTACTGCGATTTGGAACGTTTCAAGTGCGCCCTTGAACTGCTCAACTGCTCCGGCGGCATTATTCATCTTCTCCTTCGCGACATCTAACGCAGTTACTTTCGCCATTTCACTGGTGAATTTCTTAACTCCTTCGGCGCCTTCTTTGAAGAGGATGTTACCAGCACGTATTGCGTCACTTCCAAACATTGTTTCTAACGCTGCTTGACGTTGCTGTGCGGTTAAGCCTTTCATTGAGTTTTGTAATAGCCCAGCTATTTGATTAAGATTCTTCAATTCTCCATTAGCATCATAAAAAGCATTTTCCCCGTACTTAGTCATTAAGCCTAAGTCCTGAAACAAACCTATCTGCTTTTTGGTAGACGGTTGTAAATTTGATAACATCGTTTTTAGAGAAGTACCGGCGTCAGATCCTTTCAGTCCGTTGTTCGCGAATAATCCTAAGGCGATATTAACGTCTTTGAAGTTCATACCGATACCAGAAGCGACCGCTCCTACCTGAGAAAGTCCATACTGCAATTCTTCTACGCTAGTTGCTGATGCGTTAGCTGTTCCGGCTAGAATGTTTGCAGCGTCCGCCGCTTTCATACCGTCATCTTTAAACGCATTTAATGCCGTAGACATAATTTCGGACGCCTTCGCTAAATCTAGTCCGCCTGCTGTTGCGAGGTTTAACGCTGACTCTAGACCACCCGCTTGAACTTGCGCAGGTGTAAGACCGGCTTTCAAAAGTTCTTCGATACCTTGACCTGCTTCCAGGGCCGAATCAATATGTTATCGTAAAGGCTCTTTATCCTCTACTTCTCACGATTTCCCGTGAGTTCAGACTATATCATCACCCTCAACTTAACTCGGTCGGGTGCGATGCGCTCGTGTCCATTTCACCGTATCAATGACTTAGGCTACTCTGATTAGTCGTTACACCTTCCGAAGGTTTCCCTATCGGCTTGGCTCGGTATTAGCGTGTTTTGGCGAATTAAAAAAAGCCTCCACTATATTAGTGAGGCGCTGATATCATACTTAAAAATGTATCAAATTGAGATTTTGTGTTATTTCCGTAACCGAAAGCTTTATGGAAAGCGAGGTGGCAAGTTTCACATAGTGTTATCCCGTTCGACAACTCAAAACGCTTATCCGGGTACTTATCCCAACCATCTAAATGATGAGCGTTTAGATTACCTCCGGTGCTATCGTTACAGCATCTGCAAGTGAATTTATCTCGTTTATATACGAACGTTCTCCAATCTCTATACTCAGTCAAGTTTCTTGTTTTTATTCTTTCTTCTGCGCTAATAGATCCGTTCCACATATGATTATTCTCTTTACGGAAGTACTTCCCTATATTTTCTTTATAACAAGTAAACGAACAGAATCGGAATGAGTGGTTAATTAATCTATGTGGACTAACCTTTATGCTTTTTGAACAACCGCTACATTTTACTTCTTGTTTATTGTAGTTAGGGTTATTTTCACCTGCCATAATAACCTTTAAATGCTCGCTTCTACATTTGTTATCACAATAAAAATTCTCTAACCTTTTATATAAAGAAGGAACGATATTTTTATCTTTATCGCAAAATGAACACGAAACTGTAACGAAGGTTTTTCTTGTAGCGCCGTGGCACTTATGACTGCAGTACAGTGTTTTAGGTTTGTCGGTAGAGAAAGTAACTCCACATACTTTACAGGCTACCTTGTGTTTTTGTTTTCTTTTAGATCGTCTACAAGGTTTGCACTCGTTTCTTGCTTTTTCAAAGTTATCTAATGGAAGTTCTTCTTTACAAGTTTTACACACCTTCATAATAACACCTCCTTCTGTTTTGATTTATATAATATAACTACTCTTATTTTATTAAAAACCTTCGCCAAAAGGTAGCCTTCACCGAATTCACATCGTTATTTTTTCTGCGGATTACGCCGCAGTGAAGCATTCGTCATACTTCGTTTTAGCCCCCATCTCCATCGCTAAGTCAGTCATCTTTTTCATTTCCGCAGAAGTGGCTCCTGTTAACGCTTTGATCGTCGACATTTGTGATTCGAAGTCCATCGCTTTTTGAATTCCGCCCAAAGCTAAACCGGTTGCACCTGCAGCTAGCGTTAATCCGGCTAAACCTGACACCATCGATCCAGCTGCAGATTTAAACCCTCCGGCTCCTCTAACGAACCTACCTTGTGCGTCACGTAAACGTCCCATCGAATCTCGATACGTATCTGTAGTCCGTTGTGTATTTCTAAGTGCGCCCATCACACTCCGTAAGCCACGTGTCATATTATCTTTTAACGTTAAGACGGCGGTTAAATCATACGCCAATTATTTCGACCTCCTCTCCGCTTCTTTCTTTTCGTCTTCACGCAGGACTTCTATCGATGCGTAATTCATAAGAATCTGTTTTTTGGTCCACGTATAAACTTCGTGCATAGGAATGCTGAAATGCTGAGAAATTACGTGAATCGTCCACGCATCGTCGTCGTCCCGTATTACTTTTTTGCTTGATTAAGAGTCGTATCGAATCCGCTAACCTCTAAGACTTTTTGTGAAAGTAGTACGATTTCTCCGACTTTTAGTGCCTTTTTAACGCAATCACCAGCGTCGCGAGCTCCGTAATGTTCAAGTAATGTAGGATCTTCGAAGTTAGGTTCGACACAGCTTTTAGCGATAATTAAATTGTTCATCTCAGTGTCGTTAGTAACGCCGTCAAAAGTCGATTCTTCTTGCGCAGAAGTTAGTTCGTCTTGATTTAGCGCTTTAAGTACGAAGTCTGTAGCTAATCGTTTAATGTAAACCGGTTCCTGTACGTCTGGGTTAGCGCTTAGTAATGCCTCTAATGCGTTCGATTTTTTCTTTGCCATGTATAATCATCCTTTCGGTTATGTTCAAAGCTAAAGGCGAGCCGAAGCCCGCCGTATTGATTAAACGTATTGGTAGTCCGTGAAGAAGAACGGTAATTCCTCTTCTACGATTGATCCGACTTCGAAGTTAAGAAGTGGGATTGTGCTGAATTGAACGCCCTTTACACGAATCCAAGCTTTACTGTCCGGGCTTTCTGGGTCATTAATTTCGACCATTAATTCCGTAACATAAGCTGTTTTGTTTTCGTGACGGACTTGTGAAATAGCTTTAATGAAATCGTGGTTAATCTTGTAGTTAGTTAGTGTTCCAGTCCATTCGATAGTTGTTGCTTTTTTGCCTAAAGCACGGTTGCCTGCACGGGGAATATCTTCGTAGTTAATCTCGCCTTGGAGTTCAACGCCTTTAGCGTTTGTAACCCATTTACCGTTGTGATAAATTTTGCACATGGTACCGCTCAGTGTTCTTGTAGCATCTAATGCCATCTATTCCGCCTCCTTATAGTTGGATGTTGATGAGAATGCGCTCCATCGAATCCACTTCTGTGTAGTTAATAATTAAGAAAACAGAGTCACCTACGGATTCACGTGTCGCATCTAACTGAACCGGAGGATTTTCTTCAACGTTTGGTAAGATAAGTACATCTTCGTCTTCAAGCGTTTCGAGGTACGCCGAAATAGCCGCAATTAGAGCATTCCGACCTGCTTCGTTATTTGAAATTTGACCGATGTAGTTATCACGTGCTGCTTTCGCTAAGTCAGTAGCAATCGCTTGACGAGCGCGAATTGAACGGATTTTCTTGCCGCTAGTTGTAAGACCTTGCTCGACTTTGACTTTCTCGCCATCATGCGAAATGACTAACGAACCTGCTTCAAGCGCTGTTTTAATCTCGCTATTACGCAATCGTTTAGTTACGTCGTCAACAGGCAATATCGAGTAAGTAATCGCTTGGTTGATTTGCTTACCTGCGATTAGACCAGCAACATACGGAGCAAAGGAACTAGACGTATAGTTGACGCCTTCGATAACAATGCCGACAATGACATTAACTGCGTAATCGTCTTCAAGGCGTGATGAACTTGCATTACCTACTGCCGGATCTTGGTCCGTTGTAGCATCGCCACCGAATACGACCATGAAGTGCTTGCCTTCCGCTTTGTTCGCCTTACACCACGTTAAAGTGTTGTCTTGCTCTGTATTTGTTACTTTGCTTGGGTATACGAAAACATTGAACGGGCGTGCTTCGAAAGCTGTACGCATATCTGTATAATCCTGCGTCGCTGGCGTCGCTG